GAAAATGAATAAAACCCTTACGGCATTAGCCGTGATTGAATTTAACCACACGCTCCAGTCCCTTGCACAAGGGGCTGGGTTGAGTAAACATTTAGTAGAGAAAGCTCGCACCTATCAGACGAAAGGTCTGCTTGCGTTCTTCTCTACGCTCGACAACAACAACCGTGCTGTGTTTGCATCTCACTTGGAATCGTTGTGTCGCCAACATGAGAACAAATCTCAGTTGGAACTCAACGGTATCTATGCACTCTGCTACACGGACAAGGGGTTCGTGGCGGTGAATAGTAAGTTGATTACTTACCGCTTGCCACAGGGCAAGACCCCTAAGACGTGGGAAGAATGTACCAACACTCGTACCAGTTTTGGTACGGTGCAGGTTACGCATACCAGCATTACTGCGTTCCAACAACTCGAACGCTTAGTGAAAAGCAAGTACCCTAACCATCACTTGTATGGGTACACAGGCATGATTCGCACAGCAGAATTAGCTGTGCATTGTAAGGATTTAAAGGTGGTGAACGATGGCTAAGGCGAAATGGAAACGCAAAGAGTACCTATGGGTACTCAAGCAGTTAATCCGTACGCATAAAATCACATTGTCTGAGGCGGATTACAAGGACGATGTACTCACTATTCGTGTAGAGTACAACGGTACGACTGTCACTATGCGTAGCTTCTTTAACTTGGTACATGATGCCCTTGGCATCTTGTACTGGGTAGGGAAACCAGTGTTACTTGGTGTGTTAAAGGGTAAAGGTACTATGCAGGTAGCGTGTACCAAGACGGACAACCCTGCACTCATCGAGGTGTCCTATAAGGATATACCTGCTGAGTATATTGAAGAGTTGAACAGACACTTGGTAGGGTATCTTGTGTCAGGTAGTAAGCGTACGCTTGACAAGGTAACAGAGCACAAGTACCTGCTACCCTGCACGATGCACGAGTCATTGTGGGTACGCACACACAAGTCAGCACTCATCAAGGGCTTGGACTTAGGGTACGTTATGGCATTGGGTGACAATGAAGAAAAGGTCAAGGCAGTAAGACGGTGGGGGTTACTAGCCCACCCGTTGTGTAACGCCCTTGCGGGGGTACTAAAAGAGCACCCGTCCTTGTACCGTTTCTCAGTGCGTGAGATGGTTGACAAGAACGCACCTAACGATTGGTATGTTGTGGCTGTAGGGATTGTCCCTGCTCACCCTGAGTTGCATGATGATGTAACCAAGTCTCAACGAGCGTTGGCTATTCGGGGGGTTATCCCTGATGAGTGGACAGTAGATGACGTAGTGCGAGAGCGTAAGGAGCAACTGCACATAGCGTTTTTAATCTTGTACCACTTACGCAACTATGTTGATGCGGCTACTTATGGGTTTGGCAATCATGCGGGGCGTTTGTATGCCACTGGTGGGTGGTATGAAAAGCACGACAAGTGGTGCGAACGTAACAAAGGGGCAGTGTGGTGGGTGAATGATGAAGTTTTCACACCATTCCTGCGAGAGTGGAAGAGTAAGCAACAGAAAGCCCACCGAGGATTAGAAGAACACTTTAAACTTTTTGCCCACAAGACACGCATCACTGCATCAACAGGCTACACACCTGACGGGCGGTTTGAGTCGTATAGTCTGACGGCTATTCTGCGAGACCAAGTAAAGCTCAAGGCTTTACTAGAGGACTTACTCTCTTTGAACAGTCTGTTGTTAAGACACGCTCAGGTCTTTCCGTTCCGTGTATATGAAGACCTGCGGACGTGGGCAGTTGAGGTAGACCTATTACCCAAAGATAATGATGTGGTGTTCGGTTTAACTGCACACATCATTAAAGTAGAAAATGGCGTGTCCAAACACGCAGGGGATACGATGTATAGTAACCCCGAAGAAGTACAGTACCTGTACAAGAAGTCCTTTGCACGACTGTGCTATGCCATGTATCTCATTGCTAAAAAGCATGGGTACACCTTGCAATTTGGTGAAGACCTCGACCGCTCGGTATACGATGCGGAAGTGGTTAAATGTAGTCGCAATGTAAAGGAGATTATTAATCTCATGATGATAGGAGCTATCTGATGCAGTTCTTTTCCAAAGGTGTAGCTAGTCAATACACCTATGACGCACTGGCTAGTTGCGTCCTAAACTTAGCACAGAATAATGTGTTGATGTACTTGGAAGACCTAGGTACACCACGGCAGGAACGTTTGTACCCAGTCGCTAATGTGCAACTCCCACCTACCAAAGTGGCAAAGGTTGTGGAGAAAGTCCTACACAAATTCACTGACGACATCATGCACCGACACGCTGTGCCTGACAGTATGTGGTCAGTTACCGTGCACTACCCAAGTAAAGCGGTAACTGTAGATGTTAAACTAGCTACTGTCGAGCTTATTAATGAGCTCAATAGTACGTTTCATTACCCCCGCTTATTTGGAGCGTTGGTGGAGTGGAATAAGAAAACCACAGTAGATTGGTGGGTCAAACTATTGTGTGAAATCAGCCCACGTTGGGCTAAATTAAATCAAAAACTCAAAGGTGAATTGAGAATGAAACAAACTATCAACGCCAACTTATTGACGCAAGCAATCCGTGAAATTATTGAAGACGGGTTTGACGTTGTCTTACAAGATAACTTAGAGAGTGCAAGTGAGAACAGTGAGGACAGTGAGGACATCACTAATCTGTTCTATGAGGGCATGGACTGGGACGGTATCACCCACACCATCGCTAAAGACTTAGTGTCACATATTGTATGGCGTTTCGCAGGTGATATTCCATCTAAAGATTGGACTGCCGCACTGCATAAAGACACATTGGAAATTGGTTACAACAGCAAACACGCAGGTGCATTCCGCAAAATTGTGGACTGCCTAAGTAGTGATGATGTTGTATATCAAGCCGAAGCATGGTCGCAAGACCACACAACTGTAACTGATTGGGAAACTTATTTCTCTGAACACAACCACCAATGGGAGCGTATTAATATGCTATTTGAAAATCCGAATAATGCTAACGCATTACACACCCCTGCACCATTAACTGTGCAGTTGAATCTCACTGCGACTTATGAGCGTAAGGACGTAGCAGACTATAGTTATTATGCGGAAGTCCGTTACAAGTTGAGTGATGGTCGTATGCTTAACACGCATAACATCAACATCGTCATCAATAAGTTCACGCATGAGTTCATGTATGCGTATATCAATACGCTAGTGGACACTAAGTTTCTTATCAGCAAGGACGAATTGTCTGACAGCTTATGGGCTGATGCACAAGAGTTCTTCAATGAACATTATGCTAAGCTCAATACTCATGTTCAGGAGGTGCTCAAAGAGAACAACTTGACACCACAACAGTATGAGATGAAGTACCTAAAACCAGTAACAATTAAATTAATTGGAGCATAACCATGGCTAAAGTAGCTTTAAATGAAATGTCAATCCCTGTTAATGGGGTTATCTACAACTCACTTATTAACCATCGTGATGGTTTGGCTCATGATGTGGTGAAATATGTGAGTGCTTTGTATGAAGCAGTGGGTGTCCCTAATTGCAAACTTATCCCTGCGATGAACCCTGTGCTTGATGCGATTGCACAAGACCAATGGGTACTCCCAACTGACGTAACCTATTATGCCCAAGGCGAAAAGTTCCAACGTATTGAGTTGAACATTCTTGTGGGTGAAACTAACATCTTGTATGTGAACTTATGTCCTACCTACATGGTTATCAGCGTAGGTACGGTGGACAGCACGTCTGACTTAGAAGAATTGGTTGAGTTACCTGAACCAAAAGACAAGGTGTTAGTAGGACAAGTCTTCTATGCACACGAGAAGACACGCAAAATCCTTGGGCTACCACCATTACCTGACTTACAGGACTGGACACAGGTCATCCATACACTTTGTCAAGAGTATTTATTACTCATTGGGGGTCTGAATGTTAGCCGTTTGCCGCCAGCCAACTAAAGAAGAGTTCTGTCAAGAACTCCGTAACACCCTTGAGTGTTATGATAATTGGGGTCTGGACTATGATAGTCTAGGCGAAGCTGAGCTTGATGAGCTTTACGAGAAGTGCATCACTATCCCGTGGAAAAATAACATGGGTGAGTGTGAAGAGATGAACCCTGAAAATCTCGCATACGCTGTTAAGCCATTGTTATTCTAAACAAGGGGTGCTACGGTCTAGGCTGTAGCACCTGCCGATAATATCAACATTACAACTGGTGTAGTTGTAATGTAATATTATTGGCTATATAATTTGTATAGTTAATTAATTGGGAGAACTGAAAATGTTCTATGAAATCCTTGGGCAAGATGTAGTAGTAGCCATCAACTATGGTGTTCTATATCTTATTATTTTTGCAGTATTAATTTACGGTGAGTTCGATGAGTAAGACTGACGATATTTTAAAGTGTAAACTGCTCGCTACTAAGATGGCGAGTGTGGGTTTAAACAACCATGAGCAGGAGTTAAAGACTGTGGTAGCTACTACAATCTTAACTCACGATGTTAATTCTGAACTAACGGCTGACGAAGTCGCATTAGGTTTAGGCGTGAGTGCTAAGGGACGTCTTATTGGTTTGGTGTATCATAATACGTTGGTGGCTTGTGCTGTGTTTGATAATGACAAGCTAAGCTACCTTTTGTTGAACACTGGTGGCTATGACACACGCACAACTAAAGCTCGCATGAATACATTCGTGCAAGCCATGACAATGGGTTTGCAGGATATGCAACCTATTGGTGTGGTGATTCGCAAGACACACACCAAGCTGTGCACCACCAATGCCCAAGGTAAAACCGTGGTAGAAGACTTCACGGATTATAATTGTGAGAAGTCTAGTCGTTATTGTGCATTCAAGTTTTCCGGCAATAAATGGGAGCGTGTGGTACATGACGACATTAAGTTATCAAGTAAGGAATTAAAACAAGTGTTTACGGTATGGGCAACCCGTTTTAACGCTATGCCTTTTGGAGCTTTGTAATGTGTCAAATGTATTTTAAACGTGCTGACGCTCTGATGGAGCGTGAGTTGTGGGATAGTATCAACAAGTTCAACCCTGATGGTATCAGCATTTGGAACTTTGATACTAAAGAACTGCACAAGTTCTTAAATTCAGAACGTGCGTGGGAGTATGTGCAAGACAACTCACAAGCAGAGATGTTTATTCATCACCGTTTAGGCACGTCAGGTGCAGTGAGCTTAGACCAACTGCATGGATTTGATATTGGGCATGACTGTATCTTGTTCCACAACGGGGTACTAAGTAGTTTCCGTGGTACAGATACCTTGTCAGACACGCAACAATTCGTGCAGGAAGTTAAGGACTTGTCATGGGGTATTGATGACATCACTTACTTCCTAATTACACAGGAACGTACGTCACGATTTGTCATCATTGACAAGAACACGAACAACATCTTGATACCTAACTGTGCACCTTGGTATCGTGGTGAGTACAATAACCAAGAGTGGACGTTCAGCAATGACTATGCGTTCCGTGGTTTGTACCCAAACTTATATAAAATTGGAGACGAAGTATATGCCTAACATTAAACAACTGCTCCCCTACACTTTGTGGTATGCGTTCATCACAGGTAAGATGCGTAGTTTTCCCATACCAAAATTCGCAAAGGTGCTACTGGAGAAATCTCCTACGCTTAGTAACCTACCAGTAGAAGATGTTCCCACTCATGTTTGGCGTTGGGCTGAATCAACTGTACGCAGACACCTGCGTACTGGGCGTGACGATGTAGCTGTAACTAAGTGTGTCCCTGTGAAACGCCTTTCACCACATAATAACTTGTACGGTGCAGGTATGGTTAAGAATGTGCCTAATGGCTCCATCGCATCTTCAGTTTTGTTTGAGTGGGTGTTGACTGTTGGTGCAGGAGAACGGGACATTGTGCTATGGTCGGAGTATGTTACATCAGTGAACCCCCATGTAAGCACTTATTACAGCAAACCAAAACATATTGTGCGTACACAGTATGGCTGGCGTCTGACCAAAGACCTTGTGCACAACCCACATTGGAAAGTGCTTAACTATATTGGGTCTTGTAATGTAGCTCATGGTGAATCTAGCACAGCACAAGACAAGCATAACTACCTTTCACCCGTGTGGCAGACGTATGACAAGGCTCACTTTGTATTTGACCCTTATGTAGGGTGGTATGACAAGCGTAAGTACATGGTTGTCGAGGGTAGTCTTAAAGAGTTTGTTGATACTGATGAAATTCTACTCCCACCTAATATTACAACGTATGGGTATATGAAACAAGACCTAGATGTGGAAGAGTTTCCTGACTCTGTTCGCCATATCCATGTGGGTAAACGTGTGGATGGCTCGCCTAAGTATAACTTTGCAGTTATTAAGGGTCAGCAAGTTATCGTAGACAAGATACACTTTGTGCAGACTTGTAGTGGATTCTTTATCCCTAACTACGCATCCTTTGTCCGTGCTGTGTATAAGCATCGTAAAGAGTTGTACAAGATGAGTCGCCAGCAATTAATGGAGTGGGTCAAACCTTTCGGTGCATGGAGTTCTCAAGTGATGGCTATGTTTAATACAACATACAGTATGACATGGACACGTTTGTATGAGGGGCGAAATGAAACCATACGAGCCAGTGGACTTAGTACTGGTAATCACAACGAGCGATTCAAGCAGTTGTGTCAAGAACTAAGCACCTTTAACTTGTACGCCATGACCCTAGATTTCCATTCATGTAAAACGTGTAAGGACATCTACTCATCTATTACTGACCGTAACCTGTTAGTGGGCAAGCAGATATTCCATTACTGTTCTGACAGTTGTGTATGTTCTACAAGCAACCCACTTTATAAGAGTGGTGGTGTCTTGCACAAGCTACCTTATGATGGTAATGCAGTGTCGGAATTAGGCTGGGGTGTGAGCCACCAAAAGCAAGGGTGGAAACGCATCTACATGGGACTGGAGTTGGAAGTTTTACCGACAAAAGACTATGGCCAACATGGTGCATTCACACCTGACATTACAGGTGGTAGTGCGTATGAACTTATTGCACATCGTATTGGGCGGGGGGTTATGTGTAATACTGACCTGAACAAGTTTGGGTTCATTAACAAACACGATGGTTCTCTTGATGATAAGGGTAGCGAACTGGTATCCAAGCCGATGGGTTTAGAACAGTTAAAGACAACTGTGAGTGTTATTCTACCAAAGTTCACTACCATCTTTCACAAAGATGCCACAGAGAATAGTTCACGGGGTGCAACGTATGGACTGCACGTTCATATCACGCAACCGTTTAGCTTGACAGGGACAGCAGGTAAGTTCCGTCTAGCCTTTATTAGCAGTGCACTACGTCATGTCTTACGCAGAGTTGGTCAGCGAGAGATGAATAAATACTGTAAGACACATGATATTGGCAACAGTTTTTATGTGAACCCAGCTCACAAGGTGTGGTGGAGTGATACAAGTAGACGTAAACCTGCTACGCATAAGCCTAAAGGTCTTATCCCTAAACAAGCTGTGTTGAAACGCCACTGCTTGAATATGCCTTACTTGCGTGAACGACACATGGCAGTGAACTTGTCAGGTGAAACAACCTTTGAGTTCCGACACGCCAAGAGTATCCTGCACTCTGACCACATCTGTCTTAACATTGAACTGGCTCACGCCATCACAATGTTTACGGCATGGGAGTGTACGAGTGTGATGCAGATTGATGCAGACCTAGTGCGTAACTTTCGAGCGTATGTTGAGCGTAACTGCAAGACATATCCGTACCTACACAAATGGTTCAAGGGGAACTCAAGTGTAGAATTTATTAATGCAAGCCATTTATATAAATGGGCTAACCGTTTAGCGACAAGGTAGAATCTATGGCACAGACTAATGAGTCTAAAGTAAAAGGAAAAATCGATAACATCATCAAGTCAATTTGTGATAAAATTGTTATTGTTAATCCGATTGGTGGTATGTATACCACCATCGGAGTTTCCGATAAGTTATTATGTTTTAATGGTTACTTTGTAGCCATTGAAGCTAAGTCCATTCAAGGCAAGAAACGCTGTGAACCAACCCTTGCACAGTACGACTTTCTCCGTAAGGTATACTCTGCTGGTGGGTTCTGTGCTGTGGTGAGTGAGCGTAACTTAGATGTTTTAGAGCATTGGCTTACTCAAGTTTACGAGTGGACACAGGGCAACCTGTCAATGAAACCTATGCAGTACATCAGTTATGATGGCTGTGTAGATATTACTAAACCATTACCAGTAAAGGTGATTGACGTATGAACAAAATCAAAGAGCTAGTGCAACGCACTAAAGCTGTAGAAGAAGCAAAGCAATTAACCACCCTTGAAACGCTTGCCGACCGTGTAGTTGTGTGGGCAGACGAAAAAGGTATCTCTGAAACTGGCACGGTTTCAGGTCAGACCATGAAGTTGTGGGAAGAATTTGGTGAGCTAAACAAGGCGTTACGCATTGGTAGCCATGCAGACATCATCGATGCTATTGGTGATGTGGCAGTAGTGGTCATCATCTTGTTAGCTATGGGTGGACAAGCAGTGCACTCCCACAACATCAAGCGTTTCTCTACGCACGACCAACTGCCTATTGACTTCCGCACCGACAGCAGTCGTATGATGGTTACGCTCAGCCAGCTAATCACAAGTATCAATGCAGGGGTATTGGGACAAACACCGTACGGGTGTGACCCTGTGCCTATTGATGGTGATGGTAACTATGCCCCTTACTATGTACAACAGGCTCACCGCTTACTCAACTATCTGAATGTGTGTGCCGTGTTCTATGTGGGTGGTGCAACATTAGAAGACTGTTTAGAAGAAGCCTACGAAGTCATCTCACAGCGTAGTGGCAAGATGATTAATGGTGTGTTTGTTAAGGACGAAGCGTAATGACTGAAGCAACTCAACAAAAATCCTTGATTGGTAAATTAGATGCTGTTGTTATGGCTATGTACCTAGCCTTGTTAGGTAGTGCCACAGTACAGAAACCGCTCACTGCACCAGTCGTGCACAGTACTATTGTACAAATGGTGGCTAATGTGGAGAGTCGTCTTATCAGTACGGTACGACCACAGGAAGTTGAGCCTACACCTGAATACTTGGCGATGGTGGAAGCCACGCTCAACTTACTGGTAGAGCATAAGTTTCTGTTTGGAACTTATCCAACAGAATACTTCCAACTCAACATGGCTAAAACTTACTCCACAGACAACGTCCTTAGTACTATGCACTGGCACACTCGTATCATCAGTGTGGCTATGTATGAGAATGGTCTAACCGATGTGGGTAATGTATCGGCTAGTGCATTGTCTGACTTGTTGTCATTATTGATGACTGTGGAAGATATTGATAAGTTGTTCATGCAGGTTGCATTGAATATCCTTGGGGCTGAATTATTAGATAAGGCAATTCGTGGTGAAGTTACTGAAACTGAAACAAATTCAGTGGGTTAAAGATAAAGGTGTATTGACTACCACATCTCCAACGCATCGCTACGTTATTCGTAACGATGCAGAGGTTGGTATGTTCATGGTGAATTATCATAACCTGCACACTAACTCGGCTGATAACATACAGTTCAAGAATGTACTAGATGCTATGGCTTGGGTAGAGAATACACATATCCCTAGTAAATTGCGTGAGTGGTTTACTGAAGTAGATGCAGTGTTAGCAGAAGCTGCACCTACATTTACTATTGTGCAAGTGCGTTATATTTATCAATTCCGCCGTAAAACTCCGCACTTTAGGGCGGAGATATAAGGCGGTCGATGTTCAAATATAACTTAAAATATGCTACCATAACGATATGAAAACACTCAAACTCCGTATAAAAGATAAACACGCTAAAGTGCTGACTGAATTAGCTAAGCAAGTTAATTTTGTGTGGAACTATGTTAATGACTTGAGTTACAAGTATTTAAAACAGAAAAACAAATTCCTATCCGCTTACGATATAGCCCCATATACCAAAGGCACATCAAAAGAATGCGATTTACATAGCCAAACCATACAAGCCATTACAGAAGAATATGTATTACGCAGAAAACAATTTAAAAAAACAAAATTACAATGGCGAGTATCTAATCCAAAATCAAGCCGTAAAAGTTTAGGTTGGATTCCCTTTAAAAAAGTCGCAATAAAATATAGTGATGGTTGGATAAGTTATGGCAAACACATTTTTAAACTATGGGATAGTTACGGATTATCCAAATATCAAGTAAAAACAGGTTGTTTTGTACAAGATAGCCGAAATCGTTGGTATGTCTGTTTAGTGGTAGAAAGTGAAAAACAAATAACACAAGGCACTAAAGCCATTGGCATTGATTTAGGTTTAAAAGATTTAGCAACTTGTTCAGATGGAACAAAAATCAGTAACCCAAAATACTATAAAAAATATCAACAAAAATTATCAAAGGCACAACGAGCCAATAAGAAAAAACAAGTTCGCAAACTTCATGCAAAAATAGCGAATAGTCGTAAAGACTATTTACACAAGGCAAGTAGTGAACTTGTCAAAAACAATGCAATGATAATCATCGGCAACTTAAATGCAAGTAAACTCATAAAAACTAAGATGGCAAAATCTGTTTTAGACACAAGTTTTAGTGCATTTAAAACTATGCTCAAGTATAAGTGCGAGAACGCAGGCGTATGGTTAGAAGAAGTCGATGAAAAATATACCACCCAAATGTGTTCATGCTGTGGCAAGATAAGCGACAGTAGTCCGAAAGGTAGAGCAGATTTAGGAATAAGAGAATGGCAATGTATGGAATGTGGTACATTTCATGATAGAGATATAAACTCAGCATTAAACATTCTCCGTATTGGACGTAATACGCTCGCAGGAGGAATCCCCTTGCTTTAGCTAGGGGAGGACGTCAAGCGCGGGAGGACGAACCATCAGACCGCCTAGACTTTGGTTATCATGTCGGTAAGAGTGGTGAGGTCAAGACTGCATCACTACCAATCAATATGTGGGATGATATAACCACTACAGAGAATGTAGAGGTTTTGTTTAAACGCCTTGACCCAACAGCTAAGGTGCAGTTCAAAGGGGCAGTATCCCCTGCATCAATCTCAGGTTTAATTTTAAAATGTAAGAAAGGGTTATAACCTATGAACATCAAAGATGTACTTAACAAACGCCAAGCCACGCATGGCGACTTCTACGCCAATGCTATGGTGGTGCAAGGTATCATGAGTGCCTTGGCTGATGGTAACAACTACCAAGACTTAACGGACTACCAGCTTACGGGTCTGCAAAATATCGCAGGTAAGATGGCTCGCATTGTGAATGGCAATGCCAGTGAACCTGACCACTGGGTAGACATCGCTGGTTACGCTACACTCGTGCACGACACGCACAACGAAGTTGAGTCTGCTTTCGAGCAAGAAGTAGTACCACACCCAATGCCTAACCCAGTTACCACCGCTGTGCAGGACACGTTGAAACAAGATGCTCGCTGTGTAGTGTTTTCTGAATTAGCGGCTAAGGCACTAGAAGCTCTCCCCCTTGCACCGCCTGTTAAGGTGTGTCTGACACCATTAGGGCAGGAGCTGAGTGAGTTGCTGAGAGAGTATAAGGTAATGATGGCTCATAAAAGTGGCTGGCATTTTGGTGCTATGTGCTCATCACTAACCCAGCTAGCTAGTACATCAGAGCAATTAAAAAACGCATCACCGCAACATATTATTGACGTGGCATCGTTCTTATCAGCTCTCAGTGAAGAACTGCACAAGTCTGCTTTGGTTGTAACGTCTGATGAACTGTGGGCGGTAGCGTATGTTATCAGCGAGCAAAGTAACTGCCACGGCTTGTCCACATTCTACAAAACGTTAGTAGGTAATGTAAGCAACGTGGACTTTGTAGAGTGGGTGGAAGTCTATTTTAACGTGGGGTGTGGTATGGCATACACCATCAGAGACCAAATGCACCCCACTGCTCTTGCTGTACTTGCCAAGGTAAACCTAACTGCTCATGACCTATCAGTTGCTATGCACTATGGAGTGTTATTAGATGAGCAGAAAGAAGAAACCAAGCAAAGCTGAAGTAGAACGCTTTAAAGAAAATCTCTTACGAGTATGGCGTGAACGGGAAGCTAAACGTGCACAACAACGTAAAGCAGAACTAGATGCTATGCTCAAAGACAAATAACAATTAGGCTACTTCGGTAGCCTAATTCATAGGAACTTAGTATGCCAATAACAATCGACTTTGAAACGTACTATGATGACGATTACTCTTTGCGTACACGGGGTATGACTTACGAGAAGTATGTCCGTGACCCACGCTTTGAAGTCATCTGCTGTGCATTCCACGACCATGACAAGGAAAAACCTTGGGTAGTGTTTGGTCAGGAAGAAGTCCGTGCAGAGTTACAACGTTTGCAACTAAACAATCAGGTAGCAGTCGCACATAATATGATGTTCGATGGGTTCATCTTATCAGACTTCTATGGCATTGAAGCTGGTGGTTACGCTTGCACTATGGAGATGGCACGGGTCTACAACAACGGTAACGGGTCAGTATCATTAGCGAACCTTAGTAGGCAGTGGGGTTTACCTGACAAAGGCACAGCCGTGCATGACATGAAAGGGTTACGCTTAAAGGATATGACCCAGCAACAAATCCTTGAGTATGGTGAGTATTGTGTAGGTGATGTTACGAACTCATCATCACTATTCAAACTTATGCGTGGGTTCTTCAGTGTGCAGGACATGAACCTAATCTCTGAAACCCTACGCTGGGCAGTGTGTTGTAAGTTCGAGTTAGACATTCCACTCTTAGAAGAGTACAGGGAACGCTTACGCATTAACCGTGAGATGCTACTCAACCGCTTAACTGAGAAGTACCACACCGACACGCACGGCTTGCGAGCTATGCTCCGTTCTCCACCACGCTTTGCACAGATGTTGGAAGAACTTGGTGTAGAACCGCCAACAAAATTAAACAGCAAGGGTCTTGTAACCTATGCCTTTGCCAAAGACGATATTGGTTTTAAAGCCCTACTGGAACACCATAACCCTGAAGTGGTGGACTTGGTAGAGATTAAGATGGGTGTAACATCTAGTGTAGCAGAAACCCGTGCAGAGAGTTTCTTGGGTATCGCTAGTCGGGGTAAGTTCCCATTTCCACTACGCCCATTCGGTGCACACACAGGACGCCACACTGCAACTGGTGGTATCAACTGTCAGAACTTGCCTAAGCGTGTAGGTGATAAGTCATTGCGTAAGTCAATGCGAGCACCCGAGGGTTACGCAGTTGTTACTTGTGACTTGTCGCAAATTGAAGTGCGTAAACTAACCGCAACAGCAGGGCAGATGAACATGGTGCAAGCGTTCCTAGATGGTGAAGACCCATACGGTTTGTTTGGTACAGAGCTGTTCGGCTACCCTGTAAACAAGAGCACAGTTCGTGAGCGTAACATCGCAAAAGAAGCCGTGTTATCTCTAGGCTACTTAGCTGGGTGGAAGACATACCAGCTACGCTTGAAAGGTAACTATGGTATTGAAGTATCAGATGCAGAAGCCAAGCGTACGGTGAACTTCTATCGCAACAGCAATGTGAACGTACGGGAATTTTGGTCTGACTGCGACCGTGCCATCGCTGTAATGCACCAAGGTGGTGAGTATAAGTTTGGTGTAGGTGGTGAGTACACTGCTGTGAAAGGTATGATTGTGTTGGCTGATGGTTGGAAGATTCGTTATGATGACATTCAGATTGATACGGTTGATGCGTTTAACCGACCACAGTATAGTTACTACTCTCACGAACAGCGTAGCCGTAAGAAGATTTACAGTGGTCTGTTAGCCAACAACCTAACACAAGGGTCGGCTGCTCGTATTTTCCATTGGCACTTACTACAACTGCGGAGAGCGGGTCTACTCATGGTAGGTGCAGTGCACGATGAGTTGATTGGTATCTGTCCACTTAGTGAAATTTTCCACTGGCATGATACCATGACACGCATCATGCGTTCAACTCCTGACTGGGCTAAGCACGTCCCTGTGGACTGTGAGTTTGATATTGGCTGGAACTACGCTGACCAAATGAGTATCAAAGACTTCGTAAAGGAGAACTATGATACTGTCAGCAGATATATTAGTAAAGAATATATTGACAGCCGTTTAGCCAATTGATAGAATAAACTTTTTAGGAGCATAACATGGCTAAACAGTTAATCCCTGAACACGTTAAGGACGAGATGATTCGTCACCCACTAACCCACCAACATCACTGGGTTACAGCACGGGTGAAAGAGCTTGCCTTGTCGTGGTCGAAATTAGAATGCTTTGAGCAATGCCCACGCAAGTTCTTTGCCATGCACATTACCAAGGTAACACCAAGTGATTTCAGCTTACCGCACCTTGAGTTCGGTAAGAAGATTCACTCTGCACTAGAGCACCGTATCATGCAAGGTAAACCTATGCGTGGCGATGCCAAACGTTTCCAGCCCTACGCTGATGGTCTTCTCAAGATGACAGGTAATATGGCATTACAAACGCCTATTATCTGTGAGCAGAACTGGGCTATTGACGCCACTGGTAAAGGCTGTGATTACTTCGGTGATACGGTATTCTTCCGTGGCAAGGCTGATGTGTGCTTTGGTGCAGATGGTATCCTGTACATCTATGACTGGAAAACAGGACAAGGTAAGTACCCTAAGCCTGAACAGCTGGAACTCCTTGCACTCATTGCAAAGGGTCAGCCCCAGTTACGAGAGTACACAAAAGTATCGGGTAGTCTAATATTCATTGAAGCGAATAAAAAAGTTACAGTGAACGTTGGACTTAATGACCAACAACACAGCAACCTTATGAGCACTTACTTAGAAAAAGCAATTGGAATTATCGATTGTTATGAGCATGATGATTGGGCAATGAACGAGTCCCCATTGTGCAAGTTCTGCCCAGTTAAGAGTTGCGTATACAATGGTGGCTAATGAAACCAATCCGTGAAACTCAAAGTGAGATTCAAACCGCAGTAGATTTACTGCGGGCTCGTGGAGATGCAAGTGTATTCTTCATGGAGCAGAATATCATCAACTTATTAGAGCAGTTACGCATTGCCCTCGGTGCATACAATGAAGTAACTGCGATTGACAAAGAACTAGGTATCAAGCGTGAGCACCGCATCGCTGAGATATACCGTGTGGCTGAGAGTATTCTTGGAGAATCTGTAAAGGATATGTCCCTTGAAGAACTTGGCAAGCGAGTTGCAAGTGAAACAAAAAAGTCGTTGGAAGCAAACTTTGGCGAAACTGATGCCCTACCTGCGGTATGATGCCGAGCGTGGGACATTAGAAATTTACCGTAAGGAAACTGCTAACGGTAGTAAACAAGCATGGTTCATGGTGAAACCAACTAACCCCAACATGCACACGTCACGCAGAATGGTGTGGATTCCCAAGTACTTCAACTGCCCCCAACGTGTTATTGATTATGATGCGTTGGTATGGTTCATGTTGTCGGGGGTATTGTACACTGACAGCATCGTGCATCTTGAGTATCATGATGGCAATCACCTTAACCTGCACCCAAGTAATGTGACATTCAAGTCACACCGAGTAGTGATGTGCAATGACCCTGACACCAGTTACTACTACACTTACAATGGTAAGTATTGTGTACACCTGCCACATCAACAGGGCGGTAAGCACCGATACAAGTGCAAGGCTGGCTTCGCCAATTGGGTGGAGGCATTCAATTTTGCCAAGGTTTTTTATGAGAGCCGTGGCGAGTGGTTAGAGATTACAGGGGTAGAAGCGTGGGCGAAGAGAACCAACAAACCACAAGAACCCCATGCATAGTCCAAGGTGATTGGGTCTACGTCAATACCCTAACAAAGGAGCAAGGTCGCTTCTTACTCACTGTAGGTAGCGAAGTCCAAAAGGGTAAGGGCGTGTGGCGTATTCGTCACAATGCACGGAGTACGGTGGCAATGAACACCGTTGATATTGATGCACCATCAAGGGTTGAGTTGGAGTATGACTACCCAAGACCACCTGACTGGGACGTACGAAACCATCAACGTATGATTGTGGACACCGCTGTACGACATACCCGTGCGTACATATTGGCAGGTATGGGGTCAGGTAAGACAGCATCACTGGCATGGGCAACTGACTATCTCAAGAAACAAGGTATGATTGACCGAGTGCTTATTATTTGTCCGTTGTCGGTGTTATATGATGCGTGGTTAAAGACGATTCCTATGTTGTTCCTTGGGCGTAGAAGTATTCTACCAATCCACGGTGCAAAGAAAGTAGAAAACATCAGTAAAGATGCAGACTACCATGTGATTAACTTTGATGGGGTGCACAACTTACTACCTGAATTGTTAAAGCAACAGTGGTCGGCTATCATCATCGATGAGTCTATCAAGATGAAGAACGCTAACTCCAAACGCACCAAGGCGGTAGCTACTCTGCTCCGTAACAATGTGCAGTTTGCGTGGCAACTGACTGGTAAACCAACGCCACAGTCACCACTAGATGCGTATGGGCAGTTGAAGTTATTCAACAAGTTCAAGCACAGCTACAAGATGTGGCAGAACTTAACTCAGTTCCCTGTTACGGAACACAACTGGGTGAACCGCGAGGGGTGGCAAGACACGGTATACAGCTATATGCAACCTGCAATCCATGTAGCGACCCGAGACTGTATTGACTTACCTGACTTGGTACGCATACAGCGTGAAGTGGCTTTAACTAAACCGCAGAAACTGGCTATCAAAGCCTTGCGTGAAGACCACATCGTGCAGTTGGGCAGTAATATGTTGCGTGTAGATAACTCAGCAGTATTGCGTGTTAAGCTGTTGCAGATTACCAACGGTGCTGTTCGTACTGGAGAAGACGAGGACACCGTGCAGTTTGACATGACTGACCGCATGAGCGTAGTCGCTGACTGCGTAGAGCAAGCTGAGTCAAAAACTATTGTCTTTGCACCATTCAAGGCAGTAGTTGGTATGATAGCCGACCAGTTAATTAAAGACGGTTATCGAGTAGGTGTGATTACTGGTGCAACATCAGCAGATAAACGCCAGCAAATTTTTGACAGTTTCCAATCAGACGATGATGGAAGTGTTCAAGTTATCGTTGCTATTCCACACGCAATGGCACATGGTGTTACACTCACCAACGCCAGTATGATGGTGTGGTACAGCCCCATCGATAGTAACGATATTTACAGGCAAGCGATTGCCCGTATGGAGCGTATGGGGCAAACACGCAAAATGGTCATGGTGGAGATATGGGGAAGCCCTATTGAGAAAGCCATGTATAACTTACTCAACGTTCGAGATAGTGAACAAGAAGCGTTCCTTGATAAATACAAGGACGAACTTGACACAGCTATCAAGGAGATGTAATGAAAGAACAGCAAACTGCTTATGCTCAACAAGCTAAAGCGTGGGCAGACACGCAAAGCAATGAAGAACTTATCCGCCAAATCATCACTCAGGAGAAACACGAAACGGAGATTATGACTGAAGCCGAGAACCGTGCCCTCGTGCACAAGACTTGGGCTGAAGTTCTTCGTGGAGAGTTACTCCGTAGAATGAATGAAACGGAAACAAAAACGATTGCACTCGATGTAGGTAAAGCGACACGCAGAACGACTACGTCTTACTCAATCGAAAATCCTGATGACCTGTTGGACTTGATTAAGGAAACAGAATCCCTTGCAATGTTCAACACAACTTTAAATAAAAAAGGTGTTGAAGAACTAATAGCCCAAAACGATGGTAAGATACCTGATGGTATTGGTTGCTTCACTAAACATTCTTTAATTGTAACATCGTCAAAATAGGTGATACCCATGACACAAAACACTTTAGCTCCATTAGGTAATGCACTACCTACATTCTTAAACACTCCGACTGAAGCTACCGAGTTTGACTCGATTGGTGCAGGGGTACAAGTACCTACCATTAGCGTTCGTCAAAATGGTATCACCCTTAACATCGGTGGCGAGAAAGTTCAGTCTACTCCAATGGCATCGTTGCAAGGTGTAGTTGTGGCAGCTTCAGCAGTTGGGCGTGTCTTCTATAAAGGGACGTATGACCCTCGTGCAGAAGAACACACCCCACCTGATTGTAAGTCTTACGATGGTGTTAAGCCTGATGCTGATGTGGCGAATCCACAATCTACAGATTGTAAGACTTGCCCAATGGGTGTGAAAGGTTCATCAACTACTATGGCTGGTGCAAGTGCGTGTCGCTATGCTTGTAACTTGGCTGTTGTTATCCCACAATACCCTGACGTAGCATTCCGCTTGCGTATCCCTGCAACGTCAATCTTCAGCCGTGAAGTTGTAGAGGGTTTCACTGGGTTTAATAACTACGTTGCCAACTTGCGTAGTCAAAACAAGGTGCAACCGTTCCAAGTTGTTACTGAGATTAAACACAACTTGTTATCGGCTTATGTACAACCAATCTTTAAAGCGGTTGATTATGTGCGTGACCAAGCGTTGTATGAGCGTATCTTACAACACCGTAAAGACCCTGACTTAGACTATGTGTTAGGTAAACGCTACGATGAATCAGGTGCACCAGTGGCAGACCATAAGGGCTTAGGTACGATGCCAACTCACATTACCCCTGCACCACAAGTGCAACAGGTTCAAGTGGTAGAAGTAACACCGCCAGTGGCTACCCCTGCACCACAGCAAACATATCAAGCACCAGTGCCAGCGGTTATTACGCCACCAGCACCACGCACGGAGCACAACTTACCGTACGAACCTACGGAGTATGTTGCAGAAGAAGTAACCTACTGGAAGAAAGACAACCAGTGCATCAAGGTCGATGTTGATGTGTTCTTACCTGATGACTTAGAGTGGACTGAGATTCGCGAAGACGAATACAATGCTTGGTTACAACAAAACCAGCCAACCCCTGAGAAGAAACAGCGTAAACGCAAAGTAGCTACTCCACCATCAGCACCTGAGCAACAACAGGCTCAAGTAATTGCAGATGTAACCACAGCGAATGCACAACCAGCAGTAGATGTTGATGCCATGTTTGCCCCTGCATCAGAGCATGACTTTCAATAGGATAAAGTATGTCACAACAGCAAGTACAGGCATTCCTACAGGCTGTCCTAACAGAATGCCCTACCCACTATGGGTATGCACTTGGTGCTGACAAAACTTTCAAACGTACGTCTGTACATACAAAGCAGGAATTAATATCGGTTGCCCCACAGCTTATTGCTTGGGGTAATCAACATAACCGTAATGTCTACTTTGCACCTGCTGGTTTTGAATTACCTAAAGACATTAATCCGTACTTAGGTAGACATAACCAGTATGTCAGTAAGATTAAATGTTTATGGCTTGATGTTGATTTAGCTGAGAGCAAAGACCGCTTGAAAGGCTTCCAGTCAGCAGATGAAATCTATACAGCATTTACGGGAGAGATTAAGAAACACGCTATCCCTGCACCAACTTATGTAGTGATGTCAGGACGTGGCGTACACTTTTACTGGTTACTTGATGCTGAATACTTACCGCATCAGTGGTATCCAGTGCAAATACAAATGGCTCGTGCATTTATGAATTTAGGGTATATCATTGATGTTGGCGTGTCCATGCGAATGGCTGGCATCATGCGTATCCCTTGTAGCTACAACACCAAAGTAAATCAGTTCGGTTACTTCCGTGAGTACAACCCATCGATTGTGCACAAGCTGTCAGACGTGTCTAAGCAATTAGAAACGTTATCACCAGTAAGCCAAGCGATGCCGTGGTCAGGCTTGTCGATGATTAATCGACCTAGCTTTATCCCAATTGAAGACTTTAGTCTTGCTGAGTGGGGTATGCAAGACCCTAAGCAACCACGTTGGGAAGTAATCATACAGAGCTGTGGTTACTTACAGTGGTATGTAGAACACCAATCTACTGCGTGTAACGATGACTGGCTACCAGCTATGTCCATCGCTCGTCAGTGTGAGAATGGCATTGAACTGGTGCACGCACTAAGCCAAGGACACCCAAGCTACAACTACGAAGAAGTAGAGAAACGTATCTCATCACTCTACAACTCGTTCAGTTGTAAGATGATTCACGCATCAACTGGGTATGGTGCAAAGTGTGAGAAGTGTAAGCACTGGTCTAAAGATGGTTACTTCAAGCCGACAAGCCTAGACCGCAGGATTGTCACAGTAGACATCACAGACCCTGAGCAACAAGACACGGTGTTGGTTGAAACTGTAGTGAACAAGCAAGTGGACTACGACACGTCAGAAACAGCGATGGAAACCGAGTTAGGTACACCATTGGTGAACTCTAACGTAGTTAGTATGACCGTAGCTGACATTGCCAAGTTCATTCCTGAGAACTACCAAATCGCACCAGCCAGTGACAATATGCCAACAGGTGCTGTTATCTATGCACCGCCCAACAAAGCCGAAGAAGTCATCAGTGACATCATCGCTTATGTTGTAGGGACTGTGGACATCAACGGACTTAAAGAGTACGTTATTCGTGCACATATCCCAAGAGAGCCAGCGAAAGATATTCGTGTCGCAGGTTCACTATTCAGTAAGCCAACTGACTTAGTTGGGTTCTTGAATGATAGGGGCGTTATCCCAAACTTAGAGGGAAGACGTAAAGATTTATTCGTTAGCTATTTAAGGCACTCAGCCATGCTAAACCAAACAAACTATGACAGCACATTCACACGCAGTCAGTTCGGCTGGGCAGAGAATCGTAGCACGTTCGTTCTTGGTGGGTGGGCTATCTCAGGTATCCAGCCACAAGAAGCTAGAGCTACACAGTTAAGCGGTGAGTGTGGGGAATACCTTAATGCACTAACACCACCAACAACTGCTACTGTCAAGAAGTGGACTGATGCGTGTAAGATGTATGAACACAAAGGTATGGAACTTGCACAATTCGTTATTTGTGCATCACTTGGCACACCCCTACTAGGGCTAATGCCAGCGACCTATGGCACGTTAATTAATTTGTTCTCGACTGGCTCGGGTATTGGTAAAACATACCTAGGCTTAACTGCTCTATCTATTTGGGGTAGACCACAGAACGATGACAAGCATCGTGGTCTAAGTGGTATCCGTACGGATACAATCAAGTCTGCGTATAAGCGACTAGCCACTATGCAACACTTGCCAATTTATACTGATGAAACAACTACGCAGTCAGCCAAAGACGCTTATGATTTCGTGTATCAACTTACACAAGGGCGTGAGATGGCTCGTCTGAATCGTAGTGGTACGCACACTGTGATGTCTACTGGCTCATGGCAGACCATTGCATTCAGTTCATCAAACATCAGTGTATTAGACAAGATTAACAGCGTACTTGGTGCAAACCATGAGGCAATCCACAACCGTGTGATTGAGCTTGACATGACTAAGCTACGCTCAATGCGTGATGTGTATAACCAAGATGGTACTCGTAAGTACAGTGATACGGACATTGATAAGAACTTCGCTGTAATGTTCAGTGAAAACTATGGTATCGTTGGGCAGGACTTCATCAGACGCATCGTAAGTAAGCGTGATGCACTGGTTAAATTATGGTATGATGTAGATGCACATCTACAAAAGATTTTCAACTTCACCCAGCCTGAACGCTTTTGGCGAGCGGTTATGGTGAGTTCAATTATGGCTTTACGTTTAGGTAAGATGTTTGGTTACTTCAACTACAACGAACAAGCTGTAATTGACACTATGGTATCTGCACTCCGTGGTAGCCGTAGCGAATTGAAAGAAAGTAAGTTTGACTTACTTAAAGCTGTAACCGACTTCTTAATGTTCCATCAAGCGAATGGTGTTGTGCAAGAACGTGACCAAGATTTTGCACGTTGTACAGGCACAGCAAATCAACCTAGCTTTTGGCGACACGATGAAGCAGAAAGTACGGTGTACATTTATCACACGGTACTTAAGGATTGGTTGCAAAAAACGTACAACTTGACTACGTCAGAAGTGGAGCGAGCATTGCAAGACCACGATGTTGATAAGGCAAGAGTGTACTTACTTAAGAACGTACAGCTCGCTGTGAACAAAACACAGACACGCTGTTGCGTATTCCCTGACATTGTTATGCAAGGTAACTAATATGACAACTTTAAAAGACACAAACGGCAACGAATATGATGTATTCACCCCTGCTGATGCACCAACACCATCAGACTTGGAACAACAATTCTATGACAATGACCCTGCGATGGCAGTGTTAGATGCACAAGACTTCCAACCTACACCATCAGCTACGCCTAAACGCCCTGTGCGTAAGCGTAAAGTGGAACAGCCACCTGCTGATGTTGTGGTGATTGACCCAAGTGCGAGTAAGGAAGAATTACAAGCCGTGGCGAATGATTATATGGATAACCAACTTAAGTTGCCTAAGCAACCTGATGCCGTGCAGGCTGCGTTAGCTACAAGTGGTTACACGCCACCCCCTGCACCACCAGTTACGCCTACTCCAGTTATGCCACCTGTGAAACCGGCATCACCTGTGCACGAGTACGCACCCGTTAGTCCTGCTCCGACCAAGCCTTATAATAATGGGTTGTTATCACAGGAGAGTGTGAACAAACTAACTGCTGTTACACAGATGGACCTTGATGCGTTAGAGCAGAAGCTAAACGACATCTACGCATTGTTTAAAATGTGGGATAAGTCTACTGGTGAACAACGTAAATTAAATACAGCGATGTTAGCTGTGAACTTTTTTGATGTGGTGAACAGATGAGTGTAGTTTATTTTGATGGTAAGAACCATGTGTTTACGGATAGTATCTTGACCAATGCGTTCGATAGCACACACGCTATCGACAAGGTTGTCAAGTTACCTTACTTAGATGACCACTGGGGTTGCTTTGTTGGGATTGCTGGTGTTTGTGCACTATACTTGGATAACTTCCAAGACCAATACAACAGCAACCAAAACCCATCTAAAGCCTTATCTATTCCACTTTCTGTGGAGCGTAAGGAACACGGTGAAGATTGTCATGTGATTATCATTGACCGTAAGTTAGATTGTCTGTGGTATTACAGTGACACGGCTCACGCTTTCACTAAGATGAAGATGGGTGAGTTTACGATTGGACACCCACGGGCAGTAGGTGCAGTGCAAGCAACGGTGGCATTACTTGGTGTAGGTTGGAAGCGGGACATCGCTGATGTGTTATACAAGATTGACCACACGGATACAAGTTATAACCACGCCACCGCTGGACCATACCACATCTATAACCTTAAACAAGATACTCACACAGTGAGTAACCCATAAAAGAAATGCACTCAGGAAAGACCCTGAGTGCATTTTTCCAATCGCATGGATAAATTATCCACTGATTGTTGCAAGACCCCAATCGACTTTTGTGCAATATCCAATTTAGCCTGTAGGGATTTATTATCCTGTAAGGCTTGTTCTAGTTGTGCACTCACTTCCACATACTTCTTATGAGAGTCCTGTAACTGCGTGAGCAGTTTAATGTTATCCCCATGTGCAATACGCAACTGTTCTGTAGCTTTGGAGAAGTCATCACGCACCTTAGATAGCTCTTGGCTGTTGTGTTCTCGGGCACGTTTCTCAGTGTCAATAATATCCTGCAAGGCTTGAATGCGGTCGGCATTGTCAAGTGCCTTGTTCACCAAGTTGTAGAGAGCCACCACGATTACTACGCTTGTCACGATAGTCGTAACAAGCGTTGGGTGGGATTGTGCATTACCAAGTAATGCGATAAAAGCTGTAACGTCCATTAGACCACCATACTAATTACACCTGTCAATACCCCCGTGAAGATAATCCCCCACATGAATCCACGCCAAAATGAACAGCACCAGCATACCACTGCACGTCCTGCCAATTTCTCTGCGATGTCCCCAAGTGGGCTGTTTAGCCCACATAGGATATTTTTGGTTGTTTCAGATAACTTATCTTTCATGTCTAACCTACTTAATGTTTTCGAGTTTCTTGAGTACATCAGGGTGTTTGGCGATGATGTCTGCACGGGTCTGCATCGCTTGTGATTGCCAATCCCCTGTTGCCAGTGTCTTATCACGCCATGCTTGCATAGCCCCTTGAGCCAATACTGACATAGCCCCCAACTGCATCGCACGTTCGTGGTTCACACCTGCCATACCTTGTCTAGCTTCTAGTTGGCTCTGTGCACGACTAGGGTCAGACGTTGGTAACTTAGATGCGTTCAACAGTACATCACGATGCCCCACCATTGTAGCACCATTAAAGGTAATTTTCGATGAGTTATGTAGGGCTTTTTGCATCTCATCACGCACCTGTTGTATAACAGCTCGCTCAAGTGGGTCAAGCGTTGCACTATTCAACACGCCATTCAGGTCATGCAGGTCAGCCTCCGCCTGTTTCTTGATACGATAGTCATCGTCATAAGGTCCATTGGTGTAACCCTTAGAGAACCAGTTGGCTAGGCGTGAGTCGAATACGCTGTTAGTAGATTTGTCCCCAACAAGGTCATGGTACACCGCAGTAGGCAGTGCACTGGCAGACCCTAAGTAACCATCAACCATTGTCTTGAATTTGCGTGGGTTCATGTCAATACCTAGTTGGTACATACCCTTAGCAAGCCCATCATAGATTGGGTTATTCGTACGTTGCATGAACTCAGGAGCGTGTTCTAAACGTTTACCTGATTCATCGTACACCGCCTTGTTGGAGATGTCATTTACAAAGTGCGTAGAGTCCATCACATACGTTTGTACAATAGGCTTGAATGCAGTAGGTGTCAATGCACTTGCCATGTTGATACTGGTGTCGCTTGTCTGTGCAAACGATAATGGCGATATTGTAGCTACGACACGGCTAGCCATAATAGTACCTGCTTCGCCAATCGTTAGCTTATCGTGCATCAATCCAGCCAACACATTACCAAGTGCTACGAATGGACGGAACGTAGGGTCAATAGGTAGTACGAAGTCGCCCATGACAATACCGTTATAGCTCTTAGGGTTATTCAGAGCCATAGACTTCCCATCAGCACCCATGTCATCGTCATCATCAAGGAGCATACTCATACCAATCATCGCACCTAATGTGATGATGGACAAACCTGCAAGCCCCTGCCCTGTACGCAACACCCCTGCACCCATACGAGAACCTTGTAGTGCAGCGTTGGCGTATAAGACGTTACGAGCAAGCCAGCGTTGGTTAGTCTTAGCTTCAAAGTTTGTGATAATCCACTTAGACCCTGAGATGGCTTGGAGTGCCTTATCGTTAGGTAACTCAGTGTGGTTGATGACCCGCCCACCCTCGTATAGTTTGGCTTTGATTTCGTCAAGCGTGTCTTTCTTAAAGTCCACATCAAGCTCAGTTTCAAGGTACGCTTTCCAAAAGGCGAAGCGTGTCGCTGTATCGAACATCGATGCAAACTCTTGAATACTATACATTTTATTGCCATAGTGGTTCAAGATAATACTTGCATAACTACCACGTTGGTTCTCAGGTACAAGACCCGACTTAATCTGTGCACGGGTTTCTCGTTGAGCCTTGAGTGCATCGAACAAGCCCATTGGTGTAGCGTTGTTACGCTCACGCACCGTAGAGTCATGGTTGACACCTGAGATACCACCACCCATCTCTACATACAAACTGTAAATAGGGTCTAGTGTTACACGATTGGTAGTGGAGTACATGAACGAGCGAGCCACGGCAGACATCGCAGAACGTAAGTTTTTATAAGTACGGAACGCAATCTTGTAGCCTTGTGCAGTGCTCACACGCCCAGCATTCGCAGAGTTCACAAACGGAGCAACTAAGTTCCACGCCACAGTTCGTGCAATAAATTCAGGGTTCGCCCCTGTGAGCACCATCGCAATGTGGGTGTTGATAGTGCTGATGACGGGTTGCAAGCGTTCAGGCATAAAGTCCCAGTCATTCTGCCCCTTGAGTAGTTGGGCTAATGATGACCCTGCAAGGGTAGATGTCTTAGGTGTAACCACCAACTGACGACCGTGGTGGAACACCGCTACAGCGTCTTTAGCCATCACACTCATAGGTACGAATCGTGGGATAAAACCCGTGTTCCCATGCACGGACTTACCACGCACCTCCCCAATAGACACCACACTTGGGTCAGGGTTATCGATGAAGTGGGATACGACCGCAAGCATTGAGATGTTACGTTGCACCTGCACCTCACGTTGTACGAATGACTCAAACATTGCCTGTAGTGCGTTACCTGCCATTGTACTACGACCTACAATGTCCGCTGTCGTATCAATGTCATGCACATTATCTTTCTCATTATTGAGTAGTGGCACATAGTGTTTGTAATCTGCCAACTTACTATGCGTATGTGCATCAATAATACCCGCATACAACTCACGCTGTAATAAGGTGCGGTTATGCTCCCAAATAATCTTACCAGCTCGCTCAAACACATCTCTAGTGTTAGGGTCTAAGTGGTCTAAGTAGGCTTCGGCTGCATCATTACCTACCATACCACCCCAGTTAAACCCAGTCGCATCAAACTCTTTAGCAGTCGGTGCGTCACGCAGAGCCGTTGGGCGGTGCACGAATTTCTTATTACGCTCCGCAACGTGCATCGCTTGTAAGAATAACTGGAACTCATTAGATGTCTTATCACTTGCACGGAGAATCTCAGCTACTTGGTGCAGGGTCATCATCGTTGAGCCGACACGATGAGATGTGATAGAACGCTCCGCACCTTGAGAGAACTCACGCATAAGTGCAAGGGAGTGGAGTGTGCGGTCGCCAGTGTCCATAGCCAACTTAGTCAAGTCTGCCACTACTGCTTGTGCAGAGCGGTCAGCGATACGAGCGTAAGCGTCTGTATTGAAGAATTGTAAGAACCCTAACACATTACCTGTGTACATAGCGAACAACGACTCTGCCAAAGTGAATGTACGATTGGCATCGTAACGCACTTGGGTTTGGCGTTGTCCTTTCGTAGTGTTCACCGTGCGTGGTGCATTGAGGTTCTTATTCACATACTTAAGTAACAGCATAGCCAATGGACGGAAGATGCGTGGCAAGCCTTGTACTGTGTAGTACAGCGTGTCACGGTTCACACCGTTTGGTAACGCTGGCATATTCCCCATGATACGAGCAAAGTTAGTGTTCTTCATCGCTTTGTCACGGGACATGATGACAGACTCAGCGTAGTCGAAACGGTCGCCATACATAGACTGCATATCGGCAATGACATCAGCCAACACATGAGAGTGCATATCACCTGTAATACGACCACGATACTCACCAGCATACATCACAGCTTCATAACGGTCTTTACTGATTCTACGGATATACCCAACAGGCACACCCTGCACACGTTGCTTGTGCAAGCCTACCTGCACCTGATGGCGGTCAATGATGTGAATAATCTCTACATCGCCATAGTCTTTCTGCTTGTGTCCCCGAATGTAATGGGCTCTTGGGTTTGCACCAACACCACCTGTTACTGCTCTGCGGTTCACCTTAGTTGGGCTGGTGAGTGAGTACACCCCCAACATAATATCACTTAGTGCATTGACGTGCTCTGTGGTTTCTGACATTTGTTGAGGGTCAATACCCAATACACCTGCGAAGAACGCCACAAACTTAGTCCACATAGAACGCAGTCCATCTAGGCGTTGCCACAACCCTGCACCGTAGTCGTACATCTCTAGCTCAACACTGGTCGTACCCACACGCATTAAGTCCATCTGCAACTCATTATCTGAGAAGATAGCTGTCACAAAGTCAGCATCACTATTGTGTGCATAAGCAGGGATACGCAACGGACGTACTGTACCATCAGCGTCTGTTACTGTGGTGTTCTTAGCGTGGCTAATCAAATCTTGAATCAAAAGTCTTGACTTAATCTGATTATCCGATAAGTAACTCTCATCAACTGTCATCAGGTGACTAACCAAAACTTTACTTAAGCCACGCATAACTTCCGCAGGTACTTCATAGGAATTGCCGTAGAACGTTAGTGCATAACGACTGAAGTTAAACGCTGATGTTTCCCCTGCTGGGTGTGGCTCACTACTGAAGTTAATTGTTAAACCACCCATCATCGTTGGGAGCATAGCCTTAAGTGTGTGCACTACACCACCGTAGTTGTTAGGTAGGTGCTTGGTCACATAATCTAATGCACCGTTAATGTCTTGTTGCTCCATGAGTTCAGCGAACTTAGCGTGTGCCGAGTTTGCCCAGCGTGTCGTATCAGCCGAATCATCATAAGGCACAAAGCGGGGCAGTGCTTGCACTTTAGGGTCTTCTTGCTTAGGTTCTTCAGGAGCGGGGTCTTCTTGCTTAGGTTCACCTGTTGGTTCTTCTACGACTGGTTCACCCTGCACATCATCTTGTAACTGAGCGATGGCATCAGCTAATGCTTCACTGATAACACCACCATCGTCAGGTGCATCGGTATCAGCGGTAGGTTGCTGTGGTCTTGGTAAGCGATTCGCCTCAAAGAACTCAAGTAGTAACCGTACATTAGCTTGCTGGTCAGCATTTAATCTACCTTGCCAGCCGACTGGTAATATATCGACTTGTCCATCTTTATAATGTCGCACTACATCTTGCACGACATTTTCACCTACAACCCATGACAACAATGCCCCTAAATTTGTGGCTGTGGTTAAGGAATAGTTGTCAATACCTGCACCCTTAACAACATTATCCACGAAAACACGCACCCATTGCTGGTCATTAAGTGCGTGGTGCAGTTGTGCAGAAGATGAATATTGTGATAACAAGGCTTGTTCTTCGCTACTCACCCAAACCTGCATAAGGTGCTTGATGTAAGCCCATACTACCTTACTTAACTCGTTGTAGTCTAACCATTCTCCCCCTGTATAGGCAACTTCATCAGGTACAATCTCATGAACACGTTGATTGTTGATGTACATTTCTTGTAAGTACAAATTATAATCTCGCAAGAAGTTAAGTACACTCTGTTGGCGTCTGTTCTTTTCTGTTGTGGTTTCTAGTGCAGGGGCATTGGGTACGTTTTCTGCTAGATGAGCAATTAGCGCATCTGTACTAGGGAGTTCTACATCAGACTTTAAGGTGTTAGTTTGGTACAACGTATGTAAGATACCTGTTAAGCGACTTGCAATTAAGTCGTCTATACCCACCTTAGCTAAGGCTTCTCTATGCACGGAATTAGCCCCACGCCCATAGAAGTCCCATAGAGAATTAATAGCTGTAGACATGACACTATCTGCCCATGCTGATGCTAAATTTTTCTGTGTAGACAGTTCATCTAACTGTTCTTCCACATACTCCTTAGATTCTTCAGGCATAGTGTGTTGAGTCGGGGTAGGTTCATGTGCTGGCTGTGCAGGAGATTCTGCTAAACGGTTACCTACATCGTTTGTAATGTACTTAATAAGAGCCTCTATGAAACCATTTTCTACATACGCAAGCCACAGCTTACCCCCGATAGTTTCACCAAAAATAGATTTTACTACAGCATCATTTGTCATGTTTCTTTTAATGAATGCTAAGTAATGGTCACGGGTAAGTTCGTTAGTTGTTTGGAAATAGGGTACTAACTCTGCACTCAGTCGCTTTAGTAATTTATCTAGTTCTCGTTTCCCCGCATAAAAAGATGATGCTTCTACATTCTTAGATATAGATTTATTCAAGAATCGTAAGAACCCCTGCTCAGCTAACATAGTGTCTGCTACTTCAGGGTTAGGAAACCAAAGATGCAGAGAATCACTTTCCAATAAGGTTGTCAATGCCCCATCACGGTAGAACCACGCTTCTGCGGGTTTATTTTTCGATGTGGAATAAATACCATCTGTTTTAGTATGGAAGAGTGTATAATCCCCCGTTTTATCATCGTAATAAGTCTTAGGTGCGAGAACAGAGTGAATGACTGCTGACACACGCATATTCTCTTCTTTCTCCTTATTAACCTTAGCAGGTTTCTTACTGAACAGTTGCGTGAACCCACCCTGATGATAAGATAGATTAGGTACACTCTCCATAGGAACAGTACCTAAACTTGCACCTGACTTAAGTGCAGTCCATGTATGGATAATACCCATCGCCTTACGCACATCTGACGCCACAGCCGAGTGAATACGAGCATCACGCAGAGCCACTGTAAGATTCTGTAAGGCAGTAATCATCAAGTTCTCATCAAGCACATCACTCACATCAAAGATGATGTTCTGAGCTTCAATCGTCCATGGTAAATTGTGCACAGTAGTAATTAGACCATCACGCATCAAGCGTTTACCCAACTCTGTGATAGTGATGTGGTTAGAGTTAGGGCGGTCTAGGAATCGTTTGACAGCCATCTCAGGACTGAACTCAGGTGTCATCGCATTTTCTTTAGACAAGACAAGCGTAGCTTTCACCTGCTCATAGTTAATCACGTCCGCAGAAATCGCCTTGAGTGCACCAGTAATTCGTGGTAGTTCACTCATCAACGATTCATACTGGGCATCATTTAACAACCCTTTAACACGGTCAGCCGTAACGGTATCACGGAACGCAGTAACAAGACTACGCTGACCACGGGTAACGATACCAGCGATGGCATACTGCTTAGCCAAGTGGCTGATGTTCACATCAGATAAGTACGCCCATGCACTATCCAACTTCGCATTAGATAAGCTGGCAACTTCTTCTACAGTGGTAGGGAATACATCAGGTGCAATAGTAGACTTGGCTTGGTTAGGTGAACCCATCTCATCAACCAAACCAACCAACAAGTTCTCAGGATTCCCCATAATTGGTTGTGCAGGTTGAATAGGCTCACGGGTGATGACCACCATTGGTTGCATCTGTTCAGGTGTTGGGGCAATCGTAGAATTTAAGCCTAACACCCAACGTGCAGCGTTCTGCATTTGTTCAGCTTGTGGGTAGTTAGGAATACCCTGTGCCATCTCATCAAGCAACGCCCACACCCGTGGCATATTCCCTGACTGGAACATAAATTGTAATTCAGCGAACACTGGGTCACTATCGTAGTACCCATTAAAGTTGGTTGCACCGAAGAATGCAGGGGTAATACCCTGCGGACGGAAGTCAGCCACACGATTTAAACGTTCCTTAAAATAGGCTTCATCAGCTTTCGCCCGTGCATCTGCTTGTTGTTGGCGGAAGCGGTTAATCGTAGCTTGTTGGTGACTACGCAACACAACCTTGTTCACATATCTACGAGCCAAGGCTTCAATGTCAAGCACTGATAATTTTAAATTTAACCCAAGTGTGTCGTATAACCACGCACGGATTTTACTGATGACCGTGTCGATGAAGTTACGAATATCACTACGTTGTGCACGTTGTGTAGCCGCTATTGTAATTAAGTATGGTAAGTATTCTGCTTGAGCATCAGCACCACTTTCCCATGACATCATCATTGCCGCCCGTGCGGTAGGGTCACCCTCATTCACTAATTGCTCAAAACGATTTAGTAGTGATGCGTAGTCAGATGGACTCATTAGCTGTTGAAACCCAGCGTGTCCTGCTACTTCGTGCAGGAATACAGGTACGACTGAGTTAGGCGTTAGGTTCTCTGCTACTAGGGACACTTTGTCCCCAGAGAAAAAGCCTTCAACGAACTCATCATTGTAGCCCTCTAAGATACGCAAGAACCCTGTGTCAATTAATTCTTGAATCTGTTCATCACCAAACGCACCACGCAAGATACTCTCAACTTCTTGCACCTGTAAGCCGTAGGTATAAGATTTAGTACGGCTGAAGTGAGTAGTCGTTTCGTTCGTTGGTACATCAGCCCATGTTAAGTCCATAACTTGTGCAGGTTCTAAACCAACAGCATTCGCCACCACTTCTTGTAATGTTTCCAAAGTTGGGTCTGCATCAACAATCTTAACGTTATTAGCCGTAACAGTCGCACCATTCGTGTCGATGATGGCTAAGCGTGTCTTACTGCTTGTTGGTTTATCAGCTGTAGGTGTAGCCTTACCAAAACGCACCACAGTGTACTGTACTGGTGTGCTATCAGCTCGTTGCCCCATCATGGTGAATGATGACAATGTACCATTAGCTAACGCATTTAAAATTGCTTCGTGTGTCTTGGTTTGTGATGATTGTGCACCCGCAGACTTCTTCTTGCGTGGAGTCTTAGGTCGGGTAAGTGTACTTGGTGCATCTACAGCGATGGACATTGGGTCAGTAGCTACGGTCTGTAAGTAGTTCACCAACTCATCTTGCTCCACAGCGGACATCGCCAAGCCTTGACTCTCATTGATAGCGTCAAGCGTGTCCACAGCCAACTGCTTGGTCTGCTCCACTTGTAACTGCGTTGCTGTACCACCTTGCATAGCTTGTAAGTTAAGGTTAATAGACGCTACAGCGTTACCTACCACTGTGTCCGTGATGTTGAAGTCACGAATCTTACTGCTTGTTGGAGTAGGAGTGGTCTGTGCACTAGCTGGTTGCTGTACTGGTGTGCTATCAGCTCGTTGCCCCATCATGGTGAATGATGACAATGTACCATTAGCTAACGCATTTAAAATTGCTTCGTGTGTCTTGGTTTGTGATGATTGTGCACCCGCAGACTTCTTC